ACGAAGAAGAAATGAAAGATATTGCAAGAATGAGAAGATAGTGCTCGAATATGTACTATGGCACTTATTTGGATGGGAGAAACCTAATATGCACGACGCACTTATAGCTCACGAGATATGCCCCAACTGTGGAGAGCATATGTTGGGAGACGGGTATACAATACCCTCTCATTGTCCAAATGCCTACGAAGAAGATTGGTGGTATGAAGCACCCGACAGTGGGCCTTGGCTTTGTAGTATTGATGATGATTATGATGAGCCTACAGAAATGGATGAGTGGGCATCTTTTGATCCGGATTGTTAAATGGATGTAGAAGATTTATTAAAAAGTAACCAGATTCCTTATATTCCAAAAGGTAAGGATTTTGTAGTTAGTTGTTTAAATCCGGAACATGAAGATCGTAATCCTAGTATGAGGATTGACCAGGTTACTGGAATTTTTAATTGTTTTTCTTGCGAGTTTAAAGGTAATTTATTTTCACATTTTGGTCAAAAACCAAATCGTATGGAAATAAAAAGACAACTCTTAAAGAAAAAGATAGCGGAGGTTAGAGCTCAAACTGTGGGATTACAAATGCCAGAAGGCTATATGCCGTATGTGGGGAACTGGAGAAACATAAAGCCAGAGACATATACTGACTTTGAAGCCTTTATTCATGTTGGTTCAGATTTTTCTGGAAGAATATGTTTTCCTGTACGAGACAGAACAGGAGAAATAGTTGCGTTTGTATCTAGAACAACTACGGATCAGCAACCAAAATATTTGAATAGTCCTAGAGGCGCTAAGATGCCTTTATTTCCTGTGGTCGAACCAATACAAAATAAGATAATCCTAGTAGAAGGAATATTTGATGTATTAAATTTACATGATAAAGGACTTACAAATGCTGTTTGCTGTTTTGGTGTAAAAAACGTAACAGAAGAAAAACTAGAAGTACTCTCTGTACAAGGAATAGAGGGTATAGATATATTTTTAGATAATGATGAAGCAGGACAAAAAGCTGCTCAAAAAATACAGGAGCTGTGTGAGAAAGTTGGTCTCATATCCCGCAAAGTTTCTTTCGGAAGTAAAGAACTAGATGCAGGAGCACTAGCACAAACTCAAGTAGAAAAACTGAGGAATAAATTATATGCCTAAGGTTGCATTAGTAGAAACCAAAAGTAGTAGAACAAACTTTAAAAAAGAATTTGACAATGCATTTGAATTTGACCAGTATCAACTCTGTTCAGATCCTAGCATTAAAAAA